CATCCGCTGGCCACAGACTGATGACTTTGCTACTGGCGGAGCAATCGGTTCTGTTATCGGCCAGGCCGAGTGGGGACTTGAGAAAAGCGTGGATATTCCCGAGATCGACATCAAGATCGATTCCGTGGCTGTTACGGCGATTACCAAGAAGCTCAAGGCCAAGTGGACCCCGGAGTTAGGACAAGATCTTAACGCCTACCACAACCTTGATGCNGAGGTCGAGCTTACTCAGATTCTGTCTGAGCAGATNGCNCTNGAAATNGATCGCGAGATTCTCGAGGATCTTATCGTGGATGCAAGTGCTGCTACTCGTTACTGGTCACGCGCACCTGGNAGATTCCTTGATCGCGTAACCGGCATTGAGGTCGGTGCTTCTACGGTTACTCCGGACTTCACCGGTAATGTNAGCGAGTGGTATGAGACTCTCATTGAGACAATCAATGATGTGTCTGCCAACATCCACCGCAAGACTCTACGGGGTGGTGCCAACTTTATCGTCTGCGGACCTGAAGTTGCTAACATCCTTGAGTTTACGGCCGGTTTCCGTGCCAATGTCGCTGTTGACAGTGACAAGGGCTCAGCCGGTGCTGTGAAGGTTGGTAGCCTTTCCAAGAAGTGGGATATTTATGTCGATCCTTACTTCCTACGAAGCCTAGTGCTCGTTGGTCGTAAGGGAGGTAGTTTCCTAGAGAGCGGATATGTTTACGCTCCCTATGTGCCGCTACAGACAACCCCCACCATCTTTGGTGTCGAAGACTTCGTACCCCGCAAGGGTGTGATGACTCGGTACGCCAAGCAGATGGTGCGTCCCGACATGTATGGCCTAGTTATTATCGCTGATATGACTATTGGCTAATACAGCTAGTCTTTTATTAGACAAATAATATGAAAGCCTCGGCTCTATGAGCCGGGGCTTTCTATTTAGGATAGAACTACTATAACTTGAGGGACACATATGGCACTACCAGTACTAAAGCCTGCTTCTACAACGAATACCAACGTTTTATCGTCAACCGGAACGGTTGGCAGCGTGGCCGCCACATTGCCTTTTGGGATTTATGCTAGTTCGACAGATTTTTTATCCGGCGCGGCAGACCAAGTAGCTTATACTTATAAGAAGCTAGGCGGGGATATTCTTGATATTGAATTAACCGAAGGCAATGTATATTCGGCCTACGAAGAAGCAGTTTTAGAATATTCCTATATCGTTAATGTTCACCAATCCAAGAACTCACTTTCTAGTTTTCTAGGACATACTACAGCCTCGTTTGATCAGGATGGGCAGATTAAATCTGGAGATTCCCTTTCCGGATCTAATATAGAGCTACGTTATCCGAAGTTTGATTATGGATATGTTCGACGATTCGCTGATAAAACAGTCACAGAGGTTGGCCTAGGCGGAACGACAGAGATCTTTTCGGGCTCTCTGACGACAGTAAGCTCCAAAGCCGATTATGATCTTCAGAGTATTATTTCTTCGTCAGCCGGCAACGATACAACAAAACCTTATTACGGAAAAGTTGGCGATCGAAGAATTATTATTAGAAGAATGTACTACAAGACCCCCGCTGCTATGTGGCGTTTTTATGGTTATTATGGGGGCTTTAGCGCCGTTGGCAACTTAAGAACTTATGGACAATACGCAGATGATTCTACATTTGATATAGTGCCGGTCTGGCAGAACAAGCTTCAATCAATAGCTTATGAGGACGCTTTAAACACGCGAGTTTCTCATTGGTCATATGAAATTAAGGATAACAAGGTTCGTATTCACCCAACTCCCAATAACAATAGTCCGGAGAAGTTCTGGTTTAATTTTACGGTAGAAAGCGTTCCATGGTCTCTTTCAGGTTCAGCTGGAAAATCCGTTACAGGCATCAATAATATGAATACGCTCCCGTTTCAGAACATTGCATATGGCAGCATCAATTCTATTGGAAAACAGTGGATTCGACGATTTGCATTGGCTCTTGCGAAAGAAATGCTGGGTCAGGTTCGCGGCAAGTTCGCAACAGTTCCCATACCTGGTGAGTCAGTGACATTAAATGCTGCAGATCTTTTGGGTCAAGCTAAGGCTGAGCAGGATGCGCTGAGAGAGGAGCTTAAAACCACCTTTGATGAGCTTACTTACTCTAAGTTGGCCGAAGCAGACGGCACTATATCTGATGTTGTAGAAAAAGTTATGGCCGATATACCAGCTGGCATATATGTAGGGTAGATAGATGGGCAATCCGGACGATAAATGGGAACAACCAGCCGCACCACCCCCTCCCATGTTTTTTGGGAAAAAGGAGCGCGATCTGGTTAAACAAGTCAACGATGAGCTGGCAGAGCGAGTCATTGGACAAACTGTTGTATACTATCCTATTGATATTAAAAGAACGAACTATCATTCGTTATACGGAGAAGCGCTTAACAAGACCTTCCTGCCGCCGGTGCGTGTGTACGCCTATGTAGTAGTCGATAACGAGCAGAAAAATGATAAATATAGTTATGAATATCAAAGCAAGCTGACGATTCATTTTCATCGCAAAAGACTAACAGAGGATCAGAATCTCTATGTACGCCCGGGAGATTTTGTACAGTATGGTGATAAATTATATGAGATCACTAAGACGTATAATGATACTAAGTACTATTTTGGTCAGGTAGATCATAAGTTTCAAGTAACTGCGGATTGCGTACGTGCACGCAGAGGAACATTTCGAGGTATAAACGATGCCAGTTAAGAAAACACAAAAAGAGCTACAAAATAAATCTTCTATACGATATGCGTATATGAATAATGATGCCACTGAAGGGAGAGTACAGGAAATAATAATGATGCCCTCTACTTTGGAAACAATTGATTATGCTTTTTATGATTTTGTTAATGAAAAGCTAAATCTGTCTACCACTACCAATGAAGGGTTTAAAAAAGTACCTATTATTTGGGCCTCTACCGAAAGAGCATATCAAATTAAAAATTTAAAGGACGTGCATGACGCTGAGGAGACTTTGATACTTCCACTAATCACCGTCGAAAGAAAAACGGTGACAAAGGAACCGAACAAGAGAGGTCTGCCGTGGGCAAATATTATGCCCGAGAATGATGAGAAAGGGGGTTCCATTACTATAGCCAGGCGTCTTAATCAAGAAAAAACTTCCCAGTTTCAAAACAACTTGGCCAATCGCAAACTTGGCCCGGGCAAGGTTGCTTCTTCTATGCACGCCACCAACAAGAGAAATATGACGGCTTCTAAGAACGTGTACGAAACCATAACTATTCCGCTCCCTACATGGATAACAGTCACTTACGAGGTTAGCTTGAGGACCGAATATCAGCAACAAATGAATGATCTTGTACAGCCATGGGTGACAATTTCCGGGAACAGCACAATGCCTCCAAGAATCGAGCGAGATAACCATAAGTTTGAAGTGTTTCTTGAAGGAGACTACACAAATAATAGTAATACTAATAACTTAGAGATGGACCAAAGGAACTATGAGACCACNATNACNGCCAGAGTNCTGGGCTATTTAATAGGCGAGGGCCCCAATCAGGAGCGTCCAAAGATAGTAAAACGACAAAATGCAGTCGAATTTCGTATGGCCAGAGAGCGTGTTGTAGTAGGGGACATCCCAGAAAACATTGATAGTCGAGGTTTTTATAGAGAATAGGACCTTTCGCACCGTCTTATACTATTTAATAATGAGAAACAACTTAACAATAAGTTNAANGTTAAAGGAGAACTCCAAGAATGTCGGTTAAGAAATTCAGATTTGTATCCCCCGGAGTTTTTATCAATGAAATTGATAACTCGGGAATCCCCGCTTCCCCGGCCGGAATCGGCCCGGTTGTCGTTGGGCGCGCCAAATCCGGCCCGGGTCTTAGACCCGTTACAGTGAACTCGTTTTCAGAGTTTGTTAATGTTTTCGGGGCNCCTGTTCCTGGGGGTTCCAGCGATGATATCTGGCGCGACGGCAACACGGTAGGTCCAACTTATGGTATGTATGCTGCGCAGGCGTATCTTCGCAACAGCGCTCCTTTAACCTATGTACGCCTTATGGGCGCCGAGAGTGATGATGCAACATCTGCCGGAAAAGCCGGATGGAAAGTGTCC